TAATGTTTTTGCGATGATGATCATAAATGTAGCAGAAACTGTAGAAAAACCTGTAGCAATAATAGCTGCTTCTTTTGTCGTATACTTTCCTTCTTTATATACGCGGTTCGTAATAAGAAGCGCAAGCCTATTAATTACTATAAGTAAAACTTGATAGAGAACAATTTTATAAGGTTGCTAGTACTGATAATAGAAAACGATAGTAGTAAAAGAAAGAACCCTTCCGCATTGGTTGGGTTCTTTTAACATGATGGTTAACTCACTTCATACCACCATTCTCTACGATTGAGGTATTCTTTCATCGCATTTAATTGAGTATCTGATGTCGGCTCTGAAATGAAATATGTTTGTCCGTTAGGTTGTAAAAAGAAATTAGCTGTCATTTTTAGCGACGTTAATGCTCCCATTACATCAGTGACGTACTCTTGACCAAATGCACCTGATTGGATGATGTTTTGTTTTTGAACCTGTGCATTTATTTGTTCCTGTTCCGCCTCTGTAAACCAAGACAATGGCTTACTTCCTATCAATTGATTTAAATCACATTTACCAATACCAGGTACATTACCTGTTTCAGTATATTGCCAAATGTCGCAAGGGTATGCTGGTTTTTTACCGCCGTATCGCGGAATCCATACAAAGTCACTTTTTACGTTCTCCATACCAAAAGGTTCATACATATGATGCCCGACATATAACCCTACTTTTTTAGCGCCTAGTCGGTACAGTTCGTCGATAAATGCTTGTGTACCCGCTCGCATATCATCCATTGTTTTAACTTCTACATCAGCCACCCACACCGTTGCACTCTTGTCACCACGACTCCAGAAGTCTTGTGCTTCTTTCTTCGCATCATTAATCGATACAAACCTACAAAACGCATAATTGCCAAAAGAAATGCTACGTGACTTCATTGCAGATACATAGGATTTGTATACGGGATCAACATAGTTAGAACCATCTTGTACACGAGCAATAACGAAATCTAAGTGTTTTGCTGCTGTGTCCCAATCAGGGCTACCATTCCATTTAGACATATCAACAATATATCCCATTATTTATCCGCTCCTTATCCGGTTTAATTAAATAAATTCGGATTAAGAACCTTGCTTAATAAGGCTCTTAATCTCTTCGACAGTCTCTAACGACTTAGCTTGACTCTTGATAATTTCTTGATTCTCTTTGATGATTTCGTGGTTTTGATCTATTGTTTTGATATAAACCATTTCTCGTTCAGCCCCACGTTTAACTTCATCTTTGTAACCTTCCTCGCGTTTCTCATTCTGCGCTAAATAATATTTTAGAAACCAAAAGAACGCGATTCCAAAAACTCCGAAAACACCTAGATTTATAAATGTTTTTAAGAAATAATCTTCCATTATTCGTCCCTCCTTATAGTTCTAATTCATCTATTTCTAATGATAATCCTAATTCTTTAGCAATATAGTTAAAGTAAACTTTATATCCCTTGTCGTTTGGATGCAATTCATCACTAAGTAATTCTTTTAATGTTTCTTTAGAGTTAACGATACGTTCGATATATCCGTTGTAGTTAGAAATGAATGGAACGCCTAATTCCTCCGCTACGCTAGAGATAGCGTCATGTACATCTCTCATATGGAAATTTCTTTGCTCTACAGATTCATCTTTGTCTGTAGAAGGATTTGCAGCCATTAGAACGACAGGAACGTTTCTTTCCTCACAATAACTAACAATAGCTTTAATGAAAGCTTGAGTACTTTGCGGTGACTTGTAAACAATACGGTCATTCGTTCCAATTTGCAGTATCACTAAGTCATCATCATCCTCAAGAAGATAATGCATTGTATGGAATACACCATTTGAAGTGTGTCCGGCAATTCCATAGTTTTTAACCTCAGCATATTTATTGACCTTTAAACCTTGGAAAAAGAATGTTGTTCCTAGGGATTTCTCGTTCTTTCTTCCTGTCTCCCTCAACTCGATATGGTGTTTCTTATCGATCATGCCCGTTACTTCGAATATTACCCCTTCTTTGTAATCGCCATATGAATCGATTGAAGTGTGTTTGACGCCATCTACATAAACGTCAATAATTCCACCAGAACCAATTTGGGCATACAAAACATCAAATTCAGTACCATAAAATTCGAATTCAGCTTTGTTGACCGTAGTTTTATTCGGTAAAGCCACTTGCCATTGAAGTGGTGCACTTTTGTTTTCCACAGGTCGAATGCTTTTATCTGTATAATTTATGAATTCAATATGAGGAATGACAAAATGATTTTTTTTATAATTTTTAACAATATGTTTATCTAAGTAGTTAGCCCAACAAATAGCATCTTTATTGTTCATGTGAAATTCAGAATCGCCTATTTGACCGCCCGTTAAAGCGTAACCTGTACCACCGACACCAGCGGTGATGGAATCTCCAATTAGCTTAACTTTAGCTTTAACTAAAGGATTTCTAATAATGTTATTTGCGATTTCTCGTGGAGACAACCTTTTTGTGTTCTTAGATCCACTTTCGCTACTTATATTCTCAATAAACTGTGCATTTGTACCAAAAACATTACCCTTGTAAATGTAACAAACTAACCTCATGCCTTCTAAATTCTCTTGAGTATTATAAGGCAATATTTTAACTTCTCCACCTTGAGAAGATTTAGGTGTAATAACCAAATATGCTTTAGAAATATGATCCGAAGGAATGGGAATTACATAGTCTTTTCCTGTCGTATTAAGTGAATGAATACTACCTTCGATAACACCGAAAGAACCGTTTGTAAACTTCATTTTGAGTTCTTTAAAATCAACAAATACCATTCCTGCCGTTAAAAGGGTTAATTGAGGTAAACGAACCTTATCGAATGTTACTGTACTGTTTAGTAAATCTGTCCCCGCCACTGTAGCATCAAAATTTGAAAGCGAACTTTTCCCGGCTTGTTTAAAATGAAGAGCGTTCTTTCCAAAGATACGATCTTTATAAATGTAAGCAATAATTACCTCATACATTGAAAACTGAGAATTTTTAGGTTTTATTTGTAAAGCTTTTGTACTTCGGTTTCCTGTCACGATGTTTAAATCGCCACTAATATCATAAGTAGTTGACCCAGGATCTAAACTATATAAACTATTTCCGATAGTGAAAAATGCAGCCCTACCAACAGTGACCTTCTTTTCCGAAGCGTTAAATTCAAACGCTTCAGAAGGAATGGACGTAGCTTCCGGAAGCTTTAACATTTGCGGAGTTATAAACCCTTCTCCAGTTATCCTTCCCGCTAGTTCATTAACGAAACTTTCAATTAAAAGCCAATTTTCATTTTCTCCTTCAACATAGTTAAGGTCAAAGTTATTACCTGTTTTGTTTAGTTCTAATGCCATAATATCAATCCTTTTCTTTTTGAATTATCTGTAACGTTGTCTTGCTAAATCTCTTAATTCTTTATTTAGCATGATGTTGTATCTATTAATGTCAGCACGTTTGTTACTCAATTCAACTTGAGGACTTCGTGTTGGATCGTCAGGGTAATCAGTGATACTTATCATCCTGACTTCAGCAAAGAAGTCTAATGGTTCATGAGCGAAACTCCACCATTCACCTCTCTGAAGAGTTTCTATATCTGAATTAGAGAATATGAATCGTCTTGATTGTCTGTAATTAAATGACACAGATATAATCGGTTCGTCTTGAATCTCGCTTTTGAGCCTATTTAACATAGAGTCGGCATCGTGATACCTTCCATCAATGACTGGGTCAGCCCATCTTTGCCCCCATTTTTCAGCTTTAGGAGATATATAATTAAATGGCGGGAAATCCCAAGATCCTTCTTCACTTTTATGTCCGTATCCTCTTATGGCAGTCGTTAGATTATCGGTATCGATATCTATTTCGACGCCATCTACATTGTAGTTGTATCTAAAAATATTTTGCGTCAATCTACCGATGCGATGCTTTATTGTTACGTGTGTACCTTGAATGTCATATTCAGCATTATGACGCTTAATCACTTTGTCGAATATAGCTGATTTATTTTCCATACCTAAATTTTCCCAAGTTAATCTACCGAATTCGCCTTCAATACTAAAGCTGAACTTAGTTCCATTAAACAATTTCCCGATAATGAATCCGATTTCGTATGTTCCAGTGAGTTCTTCGTGAAATGGTTGGTCAATCATAACTGCATAAAATTCATGTGTGGCATGGACTAATCTATATTCAGTACCTTCACTAAACCTTTTTTTAAC